GGTCTCCGTGAAGGTGAAATACGCGCAGGGACAGCTCATCGAAGTTCGGCAGTATCCTGAAGACAGTCCAACGGCCGGAGAGGGACTTGAGCTGCCGGTCGAACAGACGCTGCACCTGAAGTGGGATGCTCCCGAGTTCTCGCCACGCGGCAACTCGCTCGTGCTGCCCGCGTTTCAGTCCATCGAACTGCTCCGGGATTACCGGCGCGCCGAACAAGCCATAGCCAAACGCTGGGCTACACCATTCCGGCTGCTCAAGGTCGGAGGCGCGTTCGGTCAGAAGATGGTGATGCCCGACCAGAAGATGCTTGAGCAGGTCCGCGATATGATCAACAAGATGGACATGAAGAGTGGCCTGGTTGTGCCCTTCTACGTGACTGTCGAAACCCATGGTACGGAAGGCCAGGTCCTCAACGTCGAGGACAAGGTCAAAGAGGTCAAGGAAGACATCGTCGTTGCGCTGGGGCTATCGCGTTCTCTTGTCACAGGCGACGGTCCCAACTTCGCAACAGCGTCGGTGAGCATGCAGAAGATGCTCATCATGATCCGTGAGATAAAGCACGCCGCGCGCACCATCCTCGAATGGATATGCGACGACTGGCTTGAACTCTCCGGGCACGCGGGCAAGAACATACAGTTCCTCTTCAACGACCTCGACCCGACCGATGCGGTTGATTTCAAGAAGCTCCTCATAGAGCTATACGACCGCAAGCTCATAAGCCGCTCGTCCCTCCAGCTCAAGATGGACCTCGACCCGGATATCGAGGAGGCCAACCGGCAGAACGAAGGCAAGTCCATCGATCTGCTCGATGAGAAACAGGTCAAACCCATCGTCGATATGGTCGTGGCCGGAATCATGAGTGTCGAGACCGCTCAAGAAATGCTTGGTCTTGACCCGGCGAAGAACCCGGCAGGTTCCAGGTCGGAGGCAGCGTGGGCCGGGTTGTTCACACACGGCGACCACAGCGGCGAGGTCTGTGACTCCTGCGCTTACTTCGGCGAGGAGAACAACCGCTGCGGTGTCACGCAGGCCGAGGTCACCTTTGATTCTACGGCGTGTCGCTTCCTCCAGCACAGGAAGGTCGAGAGCAAGTGAATCTGTCCTCCCCGGTGATGTGCGCAGTTGCGGACCTCGATTGGCAGGCCAAAGCAATCCGTCAGGCGACGGACAAGAGCATTATGGCTCGCGACCTCTATGCCGAGCAGGTGGTCTACCAGCTCACGCATTCGCTCAAGTCGGCTGAAAAGCAAGTACGTTCGGCGCTTGGGAACTACCGGAGCATCGGCTCGCTGCCTGACAACAAGCTTGCCGCTCTGAAAGGTCTGGAGAAGCTGGACGCCGAGATCCGGGACGTGATGAAGGCGCTGCGCAAGGATCAGACCTTGATGTTTCGCCGGGGTTCCGAAGCGGCTTTCAGGACGGGCGTATATCGAGGCATTGAGGAGTTCGCCGTCGCGCAGATGCCGTTCTACAAAGACCTGACTCCAGACGGGATAGACAAGCTCACCACATCTGTATTCACCCTTATCGATACAGACGCGCTCGACTTCATGGCTAACTACAACCTCGTGCTTGCGGGCGACGTCCATCGCGAACTCGCGGACGGCATCAAGCGCACCATTCTCTCAGGCGTCGCCACAGGCAGAGGCGCGGGTGACATAGTGCGCGACCTCGGGTCGGTGATTGAGGACAAGGAATCGTTCCGCCACGCCGGGAGTAAGGTGTTCTCCAAAGCGCAGTACCGGATGGAGATGATAGCACGCACCGAGGTCCTGCGCGCGCACAACCAGGGCCGCATCAAGTTCCATCAGCAGGTAGGAGTCAGCAGGCTCGAATGGATGACCATGGAGGATGAGCGCACGTGCCCGGTCTGTGGTGGGCTTGACGGCAAGGTATTCGACACCGACCACTTTCCGAACCAGCCCGCGCATCCCAACTGCCGGTGCACGAGCGTTGTCGCGTGGCCGTTGGTCATCTGCGGCGGTGAACTCGGGGCGACTGCCGCTGCGGGTCAGAGCGCATGCATCCTCCCGCCGCAGGCAATACATGACCAGGCAAAGCAGCAGGCCGAGGAAGAGAAGAAACTCAAGGGCGCATTTGGGTCCGGTCAGATCGCGGACCTGTCGGGGCTTACGGTGAAGCAACTCCAGACTCTCGCCAAGCAGAACGGCATTGGGGTTGCCCGCACCAAGACCGACTTCATCAAACTGCTTGACGCGGCAGAGCCGGGGATCGGCCATGCGGACCTCTCCGGCGCGGCGTTGCAGGCAAAGATCAAGCAATTCAATATCGCGGCGCTGCGTAGCAAAGACGACCTCACGAAACTGCTCGCCGAGAAGCAGGCCGTCATCAAGCAGGCGAAGGCCCTGGAGGAAGCCGCGAAGAGCGCAGCGCCTCAGACCGATCTCTCCAGTCTTACCGTGACTCAGCTCAAGGACATGGCCAAGCAGCACGGCGTGTCTCTGAACCTCACGAAGTCCGATGTCATCGAGATGCTGGACGCGCTTGAGCCGCACATAGACCATTACAACTATTCCGGCAAGACCCTGATCGCCGCCAAGCAGAAATTCGGGATTCCTCCGCTCAAGAACAAAGAGCAGCTCGTGAAAGCCCTGGAGAAAGCGGCGGGCAAGCAGATGGCTGATCAGGTCAAGCAGCAGGCTCTAGACGTGGCGAAGACCGAGGCTCTGAAGAAAGCCGAGCTTGCCATAAAGGATGCCACAGCGCAGGTGGTGTTGCCGTCGTCTCCCGCGCAGTATCCATCGTTCCTCGATTCGGTGAAAGCCGCCGAAGGTGAGCTTGCCAAGGACTCAGGGCTGCCCGCGTCGGTTCTTCAAGAGCACGCAAAGGAAGTCGCCGTGAAGAAGCTGGCGTTCCAGCAACAGGTTGCGGCGATGAAGTCCGGGGAACTCAAAGACCTCGCGAAGCAGACCAAGGTCACACACTGGCAGTGGGCCACGAAAGATGAACTGACAACTCTGTTCAGCGAAACCGATCCGGGCAAGATCGGGGCGGCCAAAGCAGGCATCGAGGCAAAGCATGCCAAGTGGGCCGAGAAGCATCTGGGGAAGTCCGGCAAGCCTACGGTGAAGCAGCCAAGCCCGCCGCCGACTCATCCCGTCGTTGAACACATAACACCGGCGGTCCCCGCATTCACGAAGAAAGGATCGGAGTTTGACAGCGCCGATACCGCCTGGGCAGAGCACGGCAAGCCTGAGAAGTTCAAGTATGAAGGCAAGGCCAAAGTCGGCGGGGCTCACGAGAAGGAGTTCTGGATTGACGAGAACGGCAACAAGTGGCTGTTCAAACCGGTCGGCAAAGCATCGGATGACTTCATAGCCCACGGTGAGGAGGCCGCTTACAAGTTGGGCAGACTCATCGACCCTGACGCGGTGGAGGTCAGGACGATACGCCTGAACGGCCGCACCGGCTCGATCCAGAAGTGGCGCACTGACCTCGCTGCCAAGTACGACTTCTCCAGCTTTGATGTGGCCGATCTCACTGCTGACGAGATAGCGCAGGTCCAGCGCGAGCACGTCCTTGACTGGCTCATCTCCAACCACGACGGCCACTCCAAGCAGTTCCTCCGGGCGAAATCCGGCAAGGTCTATGGCATCGACAAGGGACAGCTATTCAAGTTTCTCGGTTCGGACAAGCTTTCCGTCGACTATCACCCCAATGGAGTCTGCGGGGAACAGGAGCCGTTCTACAACACGCTCTTCCGCGCGGCGAAGCAGGGCAAGGTGACGGTCGACCCGTCCACCACTCTGCGCTACATTCGCGAAGTGGAGCGCATATCGGACGACGATTACCTCGGTCTGCTGCGGCCTTACGTCGAAGGCAAGTTCGGAAGCGACGAGGCCGGTAAGCGGGCATTCTACGAACTGGCCCTGGCGCGAAAGCACAACCTGCGCCGGGACTTCGAGGGGTTCTATTCCGATGTCCTCGGAAAGAAGAAGTTCGTATTCGATGACGCGGCAGATATCCCGGCCAAGGGTCGGATCGGGAAGGCTGAAGAGCAGATTATCGAAGATGCTCAGCGTCTCGGCTGGCAGGGCAAGGCGCTCCCGATAGACGAGGATGACATAGAGGACCAGAACGCGCTCATCTTCACCGAGACGGCGAAAGGCCAGCAGCGCACCGTCATCAAGCTCAAGGTCAGGCCGGAGGCGGAATCGAAGATACTGGCTAAGCTCCGCAAGGCCACAAAGCAAGTCAGCAAGGTCGGGGAGAGCCTGCCGGAAGACGACTTCGCCGCTGATATCCTCGATGCCGCGAAGAGTGTGAACCACCACGCGGGTGATGGCAAGTACAACCAGGCAAAGATTGATAAGGCCGCCGGACACATCAAGGCTCTGAGGCAGCTTGCGAAATCCGATGATCCCGACATCCGTGAGATGGCCGAGACCTACATCGACTGGGTGGACAGAGTCCAGCAGGCCGCGATTCAAGGCAAGTCCATACCTGAGCGTTTCGAGGGTTATCTGAAGAAGGTCGTCACCAAGGCCAAGAAGACCGATTCGGACTTCACGGTTCGTAAGACCAAGGTGCTGCTCGAAAAGCGTAGCGTCAGCAAGGGTGACTTATCTGTCGAAAGCGATTCTGCCGATCTGGGTGATCTGTTCGGCGGACGACACCTACCGGATGGCGAGCAGTACGAGATAGACTTCGGTGACGGCGTCCGCGCGGTCTACCGCCCATGGTCATCAAAGAACCTGTATGCGCATTCCGGGGAGTTCGAGATGGTTGTCCCCGACCGACCCGATGCAAAGAGCCTGGACAGGGCGCTGGAGCGAATGGAGAAGATAGGGCTGAAGGCTAACGTTGCAACGCCTGAGGACGCGGAGATCCTGTATCTCCACAAGCAGGCATATCTGACAAAGGCTGACAAGTCCCCGGAATACACGCAGATGGTCTCGTCCCTTGACCAGCGCAACGCGTCCAAGACCGAGCGGGTGCAGAGCATGCGCGCGTTCTGGGAGAAGCGGCTCGGCGTTTCGGATATCACCAAGACCCCGGGTTATGATCCGGTCGGTGAGTATCAGCTCGGGTTCAAGGACCAGAAGATCGCGGGCGGCTATCGCCACCAATACCGGTTCGATATCTCTGATGCGGATATGGAGCGCGATATGGC